TGAAGATATGGATATAGAACTATCTGAGTTAGACTTAGAAGTAATGGATGATGAAGCTCCTGTAGAGATGCGTAGAGGCGGCATGTCTATGAAGGACTATGAAACACCTGCTGCTAAAAAATCTTTTGCCCAAGCAGCAAAACGAAATCCAAGTCGCAAAAATCAAAAAACACACGAAGAAATAATGGCTCAATTTAGAGATGATGATAGTAGCTCAAGCTCCTCTAGCTCTAAGCCATCTAATTATTATTCTCCTGAAAACATTTCTAAAAGAGTTCAAGCTAGAAAGAACAAACCAAAAACAAGAGGTCAGGCATTATATCAAAGCTTGAGAGAGTATTTTGATTTTGATAGCGAATATGAGAATCGTGATCGTAGAGTTAAGCTAACACAAAAACCTCCTACATCGGATGACATAGGACCGTCTATTTCAAACAAAATAAACTTTGGAGGACAAGGGTATGACTTTAGAAATGATGAGTCACCAACACCACCACCTCCTAAAGTAAGACAATCAACCAGAGGAGCAAGAGGTACTCCTGATGACGATGAAACTTTTAGTGTTCGTTATCCTGAACTACCTTTTTACAAAAGTCTTCTTCAAAACCTTAGAAGAGATTTAGGCTTTGATGAAGGTGGACTTGTAGATGATGAATTAGGTATAAATCCTCCTGAAGAGCAACACCTTATAGGTGGTGAGTCTCAGTTTAATCAAGGGCCATACTATGCACCTGATCAAAAAGGTGGCTTTGATATGGAGAACGCTTATGCTACCTATGGGCAAGGTGATGGTCCTGTCATAGAGATGCGTGAGTACATGAACGATGAAGGGCATAGAATATTCATTACCTTTATAGATGGTGAACCACAAATGGAGATACCTGCAGGTTACTACCCAGTGGGTGACGATGTAGTTGTAGCACCTCAAGTTCCTCCAGTAGGAGGTAGCGGTGGTTCTGACATGGGAGATTCTGGAAGTGGTACTGATATACCAACGCCACAAGCTGTTAACTTTAAAGAGTTAACTATGGAAGAGCTAACTCAACTAATAGAAGATCAAAAAAGTTTAGGTTCTAAGATTATAAAAAACATAAATCCTCTTGTTAGAATTGCTATGTGGGATCAAACACGTAGAACTAAAGCAGAAATAGAAAGAAGACTAGCAGATCCTAACACTTCTAATGTAGATAGAATGAGACTAGAGCAACTTCTTGATATAGCAAATAGAGATGAACCCGGTCTGATAAAAACTTTACTAGACAAAGTTACAGGTAACACTCTTCAAACAGCAGCAGGTCAGATACCTAAACCTAAAATACCTGATGTAGACTTTGCTGATCCTACAGAGGCAGGTACAGTTGCTGCTCCATATACACCAAACGATCAAGAAGAAGATGGCGTTACAACTCCAGGCGTAGATGAAGCAGAATACCCATCTACGTTTAGCCCTGAGATACAACAGCAGATTAAAGATGCAAGTGCTACAGCAGCAGTAAAAGCTTTTGGAACACCCAAGCAAAAAGCTGCTAGACAAAGAGTTGAGAATGCTTTAGCTGAATCTAATGAAAGAGTTGGACAAGATAATAATCCAAATAGAAATGATGATGATAGTCCAATATATACACCTGCTCCACCTGCACCATCTTATACACGCCCAGCGAATGACCCATATGCAGAACCCGGAAGACCTACAACTAGAAGAACTGGTGGTGGAGGCCGTAACAAAGGCGGCCTAGCTAAAAAGAAAAAATCCAAATAACTATAAGGCCACTCAGCTTCGGCTGACCCCAACATAAGGAGAAAACAAATGGCTACAAACGAAGAAGCAAAACGACATCCAATGGTAAAACCTGAAATCCCAAGAGTATTGATGGGTAGAGGAGGTTACCTAAGTAACGAAGAGCGTATTAAGAAAGACGAAGAAGAGCTTCTAGCTATGAAGAAAGAAGCGTTAGGAATAACAGATGAAGAAAGTTCTGAAGATCAACCCAGTAGCGAAGAGCCTAAAGCTGAACCAGTACAGGCAGAGAGTGATACCAAACAAAAAGAAGAACCAAAAGCAGAAGCACAAGAAGATGACAGTGAATTAGGTGCTGAAGAAAAGAACTTCAAAAAACGTTATGGAGATTTGCGTAGGCACTCACAGAAAAAAGAAGAAGAGTTTAATCAAAAGATAAAAGCTTTAGAGGAGCAACTAAACAAAGCTTCAAAACAAGAACTTGTACTTCCTAAAACAGACGAAGAGTTAGAAGCTTGGACTAAGAAGTATCCTGATGTTGCTTCTATCATAGAAAGCATTGCTGATAAGAAGTCTAAGAAAGCAGCCAAAGACTTAGAAGAACGTATGGCTGAACTAGAAGAGATGCGTCTTAATGCTCACAGAGACAAAGCTGAAGCAGAACTTGTAAAAATACACCCTGACTTTATAGAGATACGTCAAGATGATGCATTTCATAACTGGGCAAAGGATCAACCTAAGTGGGTACAAGATGCTTTGTATGAGAATGTAGATGATGCAAAGTCTGTAGCACGTGTAATAGATTTGTATAAAGTTGACAAAGGTATTACTAACAAGAAGAAAGCTAAACCTTCAGAGAAAGCAGCAGCATCTTCAGTTAAAACAAAAAGTAATGCAGCACCAGAACCAGATGAAATGGCTAACCATATCCGTGAATCTGAAGTGGAAGCAATGTCTATTAAAGAATACGAGAAGCGTCAGGAAGAAATTTTAGATGCTCAACGTAACGGAAGATTTATTTACGATCTGTCAAGAAAGTAGTTGACATTCTTAACATCGTAGATACAACTATAGCATATACACAACAACAGTGTGTATGCTTTAACAAGCACTAGCCACACAAAGACTTACCTCTAAGTATAGGCCCAGCGCAAAGAGATAGCGCAATCTCGAAGCATAGCTGACTACCCTACAACAAAGAGCCTCTTCAGGTGGATATGTAGTGTACTAACCCCACGCCATATCTATAAGGAGATTTTAACTATGGCTATTACATCAGCAAGTGGAGGCTTTACAGGCAACTTCAGCCCGATAATGTACTCCAAACAGGCGCAAATCGCATTGCGAAAAGCATCTGTCGTAAGCGCAATCACAAACAACTCCTACTTCGGAGAGATTGCAAATCAGGGTGACGTTGTACGCATCCAAAAAGAACCAGACGTAACTGTTAACGCTCTACAGCGCCACACAGCTATTTCTGTACAGAAGTTAGCAGACTCTGACTTCCAGTTAACCATTGACAAAGCTAACTACTTTGCTTTCAAAATGGATGACATCGAAGAGCAGTTCGCACATGTTGACTTCGTAAGCCTAGCTGCAGACAGAGCAGCATACAAAATGGCTGACTCAATAGATGCTGACATCTTAAACTACATGACAGGTACTAACCCAGCAACTGGGCAGTACGCAAACACTGTCTCAGGTACTGCACAGCACCCAACGTCAAGTGAGCTAAATGGTGAATTTTTGAAAGTGAACCAGTTAGACATGTCTGACATGAATAACATCACCACTTCACCTTCATCATCTACAACTGGTGACTCTATTCCTCTAGCACCTAGAATGCCGGGCGCACAATCAAGAGGAACTACAACTGCATCACCATTGCAACTTATTGCACGTATGGCACGTCAATTAGATACGCAAACTGTTGATTCACGTGGACGTTACTTGGTTGTTGACCCAATCTTCATGGAAATGTTGAAGGACGAGGACTCACGTCTTCTAAACTCAGACTTCGGTGGATCAGGTCTACAAAACGGATTGGTTGCAAACAACATTCACGGCTTCCGTGTACACGTTTCAAACAACCTACCAACAGACGGTACTGGTCCAGGTACTGCTGGCGCTGGCGCTCAAGATGACAACTTCGGTATCATTCTTGCAGGTCAAGAAGAAGCGGTTGCAACTGCAGAGCAGATCAACAAAGTAGAAAACTACAGAGATCCAGACTCATTCGCAGACATTGTACGTGGTATGCACCTTTACGGACGTAAAATCTTACGCCCACAAGCATTGGTCACAGCACGATACAACGCTGCTTAATCATAAGATAAACTTAGAGGCTGCTTCGGTGGCCTCTTCGTGCATTTAACATAAGGACATTCTCATGGGTACTATTACTACAGCAATGTGCAACAGCTTCAAGCAAGAGCTACTTGGGGGTGTTCACGACTTAGACACACACACATTGAAGATAGCTCTAATCAAACCTTCTCCTACAGGTAACTTCAACAAGGCTACTACTAACTACTCTGATCTTACAGCTAACTCAGATGAAGCTACTGGTACAAACTATACTGCAGGAGGACAAGCATTGGATTCGCCTGTCATATCAATACCTTCGGGTACGGATACGGCTATTGTTGACTTTGCAGATGAAGTCTTTTCTAACTTGACTATCACTGCTGCTGGAGCTTTGCTCTACAACAGTTCGGCAAGTAACAAGGCTATAGCTGTGTTCTCGTTTGGCTCAAACGTAGCATCGACAGCAGGTGACTTTACAGTTATCTTTCCTACAGCAGATGCATCCAACGCAGTTATACGAAT